AAATTAAATAAAGTTCTTGATATTGAAATATTACCACAATCTGATAATAATGAAATTAGTATAATAGAAACTTTGCCAGATATAGATGAAGGTAGAGACATACAGATAAAGAATGATTATAATCATGCTAGAAATACATTACATAATCTTATACGAAATGGTGAAGATTCAATTTCATCAATACTTTCTTTAGCTAAAGAAAGTGAACATCCACGTGCATTTGAGGTAGTATCACAATTGTTGAAAACTACAGGTGAGTTGACAAAAGAACTTGTGATATTACAAAAAAATATGGACAAACTTGATATTAAAGATTCTACTAGAAAAAATGTTGTTAATAATAATGTTTTTGTTGGTAATACAAAGGATTTTTTGAAGATGATGAAAGACAATGACAGAGATATATAATAAAAATCCGAGATTAAAATCACCAGAAGTTGAGATACAATGGACTGAAGAAACGGTAAGAGAATACAAATTATGTATGGACGACCCTATCTATTTTATAAAAACTTATGTTCAAATAATTAACTTAGATGAAGGATTAATACCATTTGAGTTATATGATTTTCAAGAACAAATGATTCATACTTTTAGTGAATCTAGATTCACTATATGTAAAATGGCAAGACAATCTGGTAAATCTATTACATGTATTAGTTTCTTTTTACATCAGGTATTATTCAATAACGATATATCTATTGCTATTTTGGCAAATAAATTATCCACCGCAAGAGAATTATTAGGAAGATTACAAAGAAGTTATGAGAATTTGCCATTTTGGTTACAACAAGGTGTTGTTGTTTGGAATAGAACTAATATAGAATTAGAAAATGGGTGTAAAATTCTAGCCTCTGCAACATCTTCTAGTGCTGTACGTGGTAGTTCCTTTAATATACTTTTTTTAGATGAGTTTGCATTTGTTCCTAATGAAATGGCGGAAGATTTTTTTCGTTCAGTATATCCTACTATATCATCAGGTAAATCCACTAAAGTAATCATAGTATCTACACCATATGGTATGAATCATTTTTATAAATTATGGAATGATTCAATACATAAAAGAAATTCTTATGAAAATATAGAAGTTCATTGGTCTGAACTTCCAGGCAGAGATGCGGAATGGAAACAGACAACTATAAATAATACTTCAGAATTACAATTTCAACAAGAGTTTGAGTGTGATTTTTTAGGTAGTTCTAATACTTTAATTACGGGTAGTAAGTTAAAGTCATTATCATATATGAACCCGATAAAAGTAAAATATGATGGAACATTATTTATTTATCATGATCCTATAATTAATCATATATACTGGTTAACTGTTGATGTGTCACGTGCAAGAGGGAGTGATTATTCTGCATTTTCTGTGTTGGACGTTACGGAATTACCATATGTTCAAGTTGCAACATATAGGTCTAATGAAATTCCACCATTAGTATATCCAAATATTATTAAATTAGTTGCAGATTTATATAATGAATCTTATATATTGGTTGAAATAAACGATATAGGGGCACAAGTTTCTGATATATTACATTCAGAATTGGAGTATCCTAATATGATATACACTAAAACTGATCCACGAAAAGGACAATTTATATCAAATGAAACAGGAAAGAATATCAATATAGGAGTTAGAACAACAAAAGCTACAAAAAAAACTGGTTGTTTTAACTTAAAATCATTAATAGAAGAAGATAAATTAATAGTAAATGATTTTAACACTATTGATGAATTATCATCATTTATATCTAAAGGATTAAAATTTGAAGCAGATAGTGGTAGAAATGATGATTTGGTAGATACTTTGGTGATGTTTGCATGGGCAACTACTGATAATTATTTTAAGGATTTATCTGATATTAACATTAGAGAAGAATTATATAAAGAAAGAGTACGATATATGGAAGAACAAATACTTCCATTTGGGTTTATAAATAATAAGGAAGAAAAAGAAATAACAGTTGATTCAATTGGGGATGTTTGGGAATCCATATAGGGTGACTGAATGTGGAATATTATAAATATTATTATCGTATATAAAATAAAACAATATTCCATTAACATATAAGGAGATCGAAATGGCTTTTCAAATTAGTCCAGGAGTAAATGTATCGGAAATCGATTTAACAGACTCAGTACCACAAACCGCAACAACATCTGGTGGTTTAGTTGGTATATTTTCATGGGGACCGTTGGGGTTATCTGACAGTGTAACTACAGTATCAACAGTTACAGAATTAAAAGATACTTTTGGTAAACCAACAAATGACAGTTTTATGTCGTTTTTTACTGCTAAAAATTACCTAAGTTACTCACGTGATTTAAAAATATCACGTTTATATAATGAAGATTCAACAACAAATGCAGTAGATTCTGTACCATCTCCAACTGCTGAAACTATTCATAAATTTATAAGTTTTTCCAATACCGATTCCAACGGTGTAATACAATCAAACAATAATTATGTGAATGATGGTGTGTCACTTTTACCTTCTAGTTGGTCTGGTACTTTTGGTTCGGAGTTTACAAGTTCTCCATATAGTATGGGATCGTTTTATGTTGGTAGTACTCATGCAATTGGTGTAGAGTATGATGGATCCGGTGCGGCTTTAGCATCAAATGGTACTACATTATCTGAAAATAATGTATTAGTTGGAGTACCTATTGATTGGACAGGAAATTATACTCATGTATTAGGACAACCATCAGTATTTGAAACTCTTAATGATTCAATAACGGTAAAACTTTTAACGGCATATAATTATGCCACAGGGGTGTCTCCATTATCTGGTGATACTTTTAACCCTTGGAGTATTGATATATTAAATGATGATGCAAGACTTAGTTTTGCAGATTTTCCAGATCTTAGAAAAAATCCAGTTGGTGATGTAACTAGTACGTGGGTTGCTACTGTATCTGGTATTTTAGATGTGCCTACTGATCTTACTACTATCGTATTTGGTCCATCATTTGGTTTAAAAGCAGTCACTGGTGGAACTATATCGGTGACTTCATCTGGTGCAACCCCTGCAGTATTAACAGTTACTGTCACAATAGATTCGTCAGGTGTTAGTAGTATAGTGGTTACTAGTATGACAGTTGGTGCTAATTTAGATTTAACTGCACTTACATATGATTATAGTGTATTATTACCCGAAGCATCTTTTACTGCGGTAACTGGTATTGAAGTCGTTGTACCACAACGTGATACCTTCAACTTACCTACATCTGTAAGAATTACCGGTGGTTCTATTAAATTATTTTCAGGGGGTTCTGAATTAAGTTCAGTATCACAATATGGTATTTTACCAGATAGCACTACAAATGAACGTATATATATTACTGATCCATTATATGACGGTGTTGTTTTACGTGAATTTGTATTGGAAAGTATAGGTGCAATATATAATGTTAGAACTGCAAATGGAATTTTAGTTTTAAATAAAGATACGGTTGATAACTATACTGGTGATTCTATTTTTGCTGCCAGATATGCAGGTAAAAGTGGCAATAATATCAGAGTTTATCTAATTGATATAGACACTATAGAACATTCACAATGGTCAGATAAGTTAGATATGATATTTGATGAGTCTAATGACTTAGCAGTTGTGATAACACGGACAGATGATTTTGGCAACAATGAAGTCACTGAGGTTTTTATTAATCTTATTAAAGGAACAGGTACCTCAAATTGGATTAATACCATTAATGCACAATCAGAGTTAATATGGGTACTAGGTGTACCAAACTCTTATAGGGAAAGTTTAGGACAAAGAAACGTTTGGAATAGTAGTCTTGTTGGTGATATTCGTGTTTATGTAAACCTCTTGTCAAGTGGGGATCATGAATATATATTAGCGGATGGGAATGACGGTGAATTAGTCGCCGGTGATTGGATACGTGCAATATTACCATTTAAGAATAAAGAAGTATCTGATATATCTTTATTGTTTGGTGCTGGTGACGGTTTAAATGTAACTGAATATAAGGTGTTTTTGTCAAATTTAGTAGATGCTGCGTATTCGAGAAAAGATATTGTGGCACTTTTATCCCCACATATATTAATGTCAACCAATGTTGATGACGTTATTACGTTTTTTGATTCTGTTAGACTTACATTGACTGATCATGTTATGCAGACTTATGCATTTGCCGATTCTAACTTTAAATATCAATATGACGTATTTAATGACACTTATCGCTGGTTGCCATTATGTGGTGATATAGCGGGTGTGATGTCTAGAACTGATGAGGACAGAGATCCATGGTTCTCTCCTGCAGGGTTTGATCGTGGTGGTATTAAAAATGTTACTAAATTACGTTTTGCGCAAAATAGAACAGACCGTGATATGTTGTATAAGAAGTCAATAAATCCTGTATGTACTTTCCCAGGACAAGGTACTATATTGTACGGTGATAAGACATTCACTAGAAAATCTACATCCTTTGATAGAATTAATGTTCGTAGATTATTTATAGTTTTAGAGAAATTAATAGAGTCGGCTTCAAATCAAACACTATTTGAGTTTAATGATGATTTCACTAGATCTCAGTTTGTATCTATGGTAGAACCATTCTTACGTGATGTTAAAGGACGACGTGGAATATATGATTTTAAAGTTGTATGTGATACTACTAATAATACATCAACAGTTATTGATTCTAATAGATTTGTTGGTGATATATACATAAAACCAACTCGTTCAATTAACTTTATTCAATTAAATTTTGTTGCAGTTGCTACCGGTGTTGAGTTTAATGAAGTCGTTGGTAAATTCTAAATATAAATATAATAAGAATAATTTTAAAATAAGGAGAATAAAAAATGTTTAATGTTAATACTTTTAAAACAACGTTAATGGGTGGAGGAGCCAGACCTAATTTATTTAAGGTTCATGTTGGCGGTATTGGGTCTGATTTTGAGTTTATGTGTAAAGCTGCGAATATACCGGCATCAACCATAGCGTCTGTTGATGTTAATTATATGGGTAGAATTTTAAAGGTGCCTGGTAATAGAACATATGAGGATTGGACGATAACGGTTATTAATGATGAAGGTTGGAGAATTAGGAGTAAATTTGAGGAATGGATGGAGATGATTAATATGCCTGAAGCAAACCTAACTACATTTAATCCTCTTAATCTTAGTGGTTTATATCGTGATGGTTGGGTGGAACAGTTAGGAAAAAGTGGTAATTCTCTTGCATTATATGATTTTAAAAATTTGTTTCCTACAGAAATTGAAGCTATTGATTTGAATTGGGGGACTAATGATGAAATTGAGGAATTTACTGTGACATTTGCGTATGATTTATGGACACGTGGTGATTCTAGTACTATATCACAAGTGGCTGGTGTTGTTGGACAAGTGGCCGGTGTTATTCAGGCAACTCAATAAATTAAAGTGAGTATATTATGAAATTATTTGGATTTACATTAGGTAAAGAAAAGAAAAAGAGTTTACCATCTTTCGTACCGAAAGATGGTAATGTTCTCGATGACTCCACTATGGTGTCTAGCACTAATTTTTCTGGTTCCTTTTATAATTTTGATGATAAATTTAAAAGTGATAATGAGCTAATAAATAAGTATCGTCAAATGTCAATGAGTGCTGAAGTCGAATTGGCAATAGATGATATAGTTTCGGAATCAGTTATAACTGAAGATTCTGAAATTATTAAAATTTCAATATCAGATAAGATATCTAAACCGATAGCGGAAAAGATATCTAATGAATTTTCTATAATATTACAGAAATTAGATTTTAATATGTCGTCATATGATATATTTCGTAATTGGTATATTGATGGGAAACTTTATTATCATATAATAATAGATTCAAATAAACGTAAGGAAGGTATACAAGAATTACGAAGAATTGATCCAAGAAAGATTAAAAAGATTAAAGAAGTTAAACGTAATGCAGAGGATATTATTGAATCAGTGAAAGAATATTATGTATATAATGAGAGTGGCGTTGATAGAGATATAGATATTAAAGGGATTCCGATAGAACTTGATTCTATAAGTTTTATATCGTCTGGTTTGAGAAATTCTACTAAGAATCATTCGGTTGGGCATTTACATAAGGCAATAAAACCTTTAAATCAATTAGTTATGCTTGAGAATTCTGCTGTTATATATAGATATACAAGAGCACCAGAAAGACGAGTATTTTATATAGATGTTGGTAATTTACCTAAGATGAAAGCTGAACAATATCTTAGTGATGTTATGAATAAATACAAGAATAAAGTAGTATATGATGGTGTTACTGGTGAAGTTAAAGATGGTAAAAATCATATGTCTATGTTAGAGGATTATTGGTTTCCTAGACGAGAAGGTAATTCTGCACAAATTGAAACATTGCCTGGTGGTACTAATTTAGGTGAAATTGAAGATATAGTATATTTTCAAAAGAAATTATATAAATCATTAAATGTACCAGTATCTAGGTTAGAATCAGATAATTCAATGGCGTTAGGTAGGGCTACTGAAATAACTAGAGATGAGATGAAATTTGATAGATTTATTAAAAGATTAAGGAATAAATTTAATAATTTGTTTTATGATTTATTAAAGAAACAACTTATATTAAAGAATATAATAATA